GATGCTTCCCATATAAAGGATGGTTTTTACCACTAAGACTTTCTGATACTTTTCTTCTATGTTCTTCAGTACGTATTTTTCCTTTATTACTTGCTCCTATTTTTTTCTTACGTTCTTCTGAACATTTTACTCCTAATATATTTCCTGCTGTAGGTGATATATTATATAAATTTTTTATCCCATAAGTATTTATAGCTCTTTGCTCATAAAATAACAAATTTTCTTTGTCACAATATAATAAAGGCTTAAATTCAAAATTTTCTTCCCCATATTTATTCCAAACATTTTGTAAATAAATACAATGGTGTTTATTTTTCATTAAATCTCTTTTATGATTCTTAAATCTACCCTTCAAATTTATAGCACTTCCTACATATAATTTCCCATTAACTTTATTTTCTATTATATAAATCCCTGTATTAAACTTAGATTTTTTCATCTCTTTTTACTCCTACCAGATTTAAAATTATCCTCTATAGACCTCCATAAATTAATAACTTCCTGTTTCAACTTATCCTCTAATCCATTCTCTTCTACAATCTGAATAGCTTTCTCCATACTTCTATCCAATACTTGTCCTTCTAATGTATATACCGTAGTGTTAGTATGGTCTTTTATAAATTGTAAATTATCCCTTATTGTATCAATTCCATAATCAAAAATTATAGTTAAAGGGGCTGTCCTAAACGGGGTATCTACACTTGACTTAAAAACTTCAATTTCTGTCTGTACACCAACAACTCTCGATATTTCTTTTCCTTCCACCTTTTTCTTTACTTTTATTTTACTGGGATTAATACAACGTAATCTTAAACTACTATAAAATCCTATAGCCTCTCCGCCTGGGGTTTTATACTTTTGTCCAAACATCCCAGCATCCGCATTTTGTCTTAGCTGATTAGAGCACACCATTAGAAATCCTTTTTGAGCCAAATATCTACAAGTTAACCTACATTGTTCAGAAAACTCCTTAGCTCTACGCATTCCATATTGGTCTTTTCCATCCTCTTCCCATTGAGTACTAAGAGCCGCAAGACTATCAGCAAATATTCCGTGAATAACATCAGAAGGTTCTGGGTTCCATTTTCTAATAGGCTCAAAAACTTCAGTAACGGTAGATGGTATATCATAATCCATTCCTTCTATATCCAATCCGAACATTTTAGCATATTGTTTATTCAATCTAGCCTCTGGGTCTCTAAACATTATCTTACCGCCTTGTCTCTGTACATTTCCTGCTATTTCACACAACAAGGTAGTTTTTCCAGAAGCTGGTAGCCCACTAATCTCTACCATAATTCCACCTGGTATTCCTCCTTCAGAAAAACGACCCCCACTGATAGCGAGGTCAAGTAAAGTACTACCAGTGGAGATTACTTTATCATTTCCCATAAATTCTGATTTTTCCTCTATGTCTTTCATAACATACTCCTCAACCTGTTTCGTTAATTTACTCATTTAATTCCTTCCCATCCAAACACTCACCCCAGACATCACAATCCTCACATTCATCAAACTCATCGGTATCCTTTCCGAAAACGTGACCATAAGGACATTTATTATCCTTTTTATTTCTCCCAGATACTTCTTTTTTGGGTTTTTCCTTTACAACTTCTACTTTTTCATTCTCTTCATTCTCTTCATCTGTATCCTCTTCTATCTCTTCATCTTCATCAAAATCATTATCTACATTATCCCAATCTTCATCTTCATCTTCTATTTCTTTTTCCTCTTTTACTTCTTTCCTATTTAAAATTCTTACCTTCTCTTGTTTTTGAGTAGTTTCATTAATCTCTTCCAATTCATCTTCATCATTATCTTCTACATCCTCTGGGACTCCATAAAACAATTCTTTGATTTCGTTATAAGATTTTACAATTAAAAGCTCATCTAATTTCGGAACTTGACTTAATATTTTCTCATCATATTTCTTAGTTCTTTCTTCAAAATCAATTCTTGAAATCCCGGCAAACTTATTTTTCCCGATAGCCTCCTCACTAAACCTGATACGAAGTGTATATCCATCTTCCGGGTCAAAGAAGGCAGCATACTCTTCATTCTCAAGTATTTCGTCCGCAAGTTTATTTTGAAACAAAAATTGGCTAATATCCCAAATATGAGGTTTTTCCTCATACTCGGAATTATCAATGGGGACTACTACATACAGATTTCGAATTGAAAAATTAAGAGCTTTTACATCCTCATCATTGTATCTTTTTCCTTCCTTGATTAGGTTCGCCTTGTACTCACAGATAGGACAAGGCTTCTTAAACGTAGTAGGACAAATTACCACATTATTATTTTCACCTACGTTTCTGTGAATTCTAAATGGACGCTTATACCAATAAGTTCCTGCTACAGCTCTCCCCAACTCTTCATCTTTATCCATATGAAACTTGTCTGTAACCAAATAAGGTAGAAAATCAAGTTTAACTTTACCACCCGGCTCTTCTTTAAAAATGTTAATGTCCTTAATCAATCGCAAATACCCATAACTGGTCTCTCCTGACTTTTTCTGCCTAATTTCTGAAACTACTAAATCTTTAAAGCTTGTTCTTTTTTTCATTTATTGCCTCCTTTTGCCCTTTGGGCAATTATTTTATCAACTTTATCTATCTTATTATTCAATTCTTGTGTTAGATTTCTAGGTTCTTTCGGCCCAGCAAAATATTGAAGACCAAAAAGTTTTACCAAATTTTCTAAAGCGTCCCTTCTTTGTTCCATTGCCTTAACTACTGCCTGTGCGATATCATAATTATATTTTGCTTCTAAATACTCGTCAGAAGCCTCTTTGTACTCATCTTGTAACAATATGGTATTTTGAATTGCTGATTCTGTTAATTTATCAATATTATAATATTCAGGTCTTTTTCTAATACTACTATCAAGTTGGGCTTTTATAACATCCAACTTCTCCTTCTTTAAATCTAATTCTTTTCTACAATCCGCTAAATACTTACAATATCTTATCATCTTGAGAGGTTGCTGAAGCCACTCTATATCCAAGCAACTCTCATCTATTTTTACATCACTTTCGAAATTCATTTTAAACCTCCTTCCTCATTTTTATTTTCGCTATCTTTTTCTTTTTTATGTAAACATAAAGAATAAAATTGACAGATAGCTTTCAAACGCCCCAGTGTTATTGCTTTACTTAAAGCATAAGCAAAAATAGTTAATACCAAAAAAGCTAATATAATGATTACAAAGTACATTATAAAAGCAATAACCGTTATAGATGATTCCATATTATCTCTCCTTTTTTATTCTACAAAAACAATTCTGTAACATCTTAATACCAACCCCGGAAAACCAGAAGCATATAAATCATTTTCCATCTCTTCCATTATTCTTGCTACTGTATGATTTTGTGAAGATTTTAATAAGGTAGTCTGACAATACCCTAATATTGCTCTACGAATATTTTCAGGCTCTTCATCCATCAACCCAGAAAGAATATTAGCTACTTTTTTCCACCCCGTATTATTCAACAAAGCCCTACACAATTCAATTACCTGAGATTGTTTTTCTGCTGTTTGTTTTGCTACTGCTAACCTTTGCTCAGGTTCTACCACTAAAACCTGTTCCAAAATCTGAAGGGCATTTCTGGGGTGCCCTAAGCTATCTTGAACTATTTGTTCTAGTACCTCTTTTTCCAATTTCTGATTTTCTTTTCTATACACTCTATGAAGAAGTTTAGTCATCTGAGTTTCATTTAATAACTGTACCTGAAATTGAGAACAACGCCCCCTAATGGTAGGTAGAAGTTTTTGAGGTTCCGTGGTACATAAAATAAAATACACGTGAGGTGGAGTATCTTCCAATATCTTCAACATAGCATTCTGGGCATCCCCTGTCATTTTATGAACTTCGTCTATTACCCATACTTTACAATCCCCTTCCAAAGGTTTAAACTGGGATTGTCTTCTAATCTCCCTAACAGTATCAATCCCTCTAAAATCTGCTGAATCAATCTCCCTGTAATCACTGCCCTTACACCCCAATTCTTTCGACATAATTCTAGCAAGGGTAGTTTTTCCACAACCAGTAGGGCCGTGTAAAAGATAGGAATGAGGACGATTATTCTTATCTGCTATTAAATTTTTAATAGCTTCTATTACATTTTCATTTCCTATTATTTCTTCAAATGTACTCGGTCTATACTTTAAATATAAGCTCATATATTATCTCCCTCTATATATATTATAAGTAAAATTGCCATTTCATTTAGGGTAAATTTAAAAATTTTCTTTCTCCCCAAGATTTATCCACCTCTGCTTTCTCTACTTCCACTGTTAAAGGTATGTTTATCCATTTCCAATTTTCCCTAATATCCTCTGTAGCTATTCTAACCATTAACTTTATAGCATTATCACACTCTTCAGGTAAAATATCAGCCGTTATTTCATCGTGAATTTGGGATACTAATCTACTATCCATTTTATGCTCCCTAAATACTCTATCAATTTCTACAAATGCCCAAAGTAAACAATGAAAAGCAGTCCCCTGAAAGGGATAATTAGTTATATCTTTTTTACTCATCAATCCATAACAGCGAAAACCTGTTTTCATCTCAATATATCCTTTTTTCTGATACTCATACCATACCTTATCTTTCCATCTACTATATTGTTTATATCTCACATTCCAAAACTGGTCTTCTACTTTTCTAACGTGCTCCAAAAACTTATCAAATTTTTTAACATTACCTGATTTATCAAGCGTAATTAGTTCCTTATCCTTCAAATGAACCAAAGCTGGAGTATCATCTTTGAGATAAGCCTGTCTTGCCCATTTAAGAAGATTTAATACACAATTTCCATAGTAATCTCCATAAAATTGTGGGAATACAAAACCATTTTTTGCTCCCTGTCTTAATACAGCTTCTCCAGAATGTCTTTTATCCAAATCATCCAACATATATAACTCTATAGCCATATCTTTGTGCATATCTCCGTGTAGAACATCATAACATAATTTTTCATCTTCTACATAACAAACTGCCATTTTTACTTCAATAGCCGAGTAATCCATAGAAACAAATTGGTGTCCTGGTCTCGGAAACAAAGCCTCTCTACATATTTTTGTAGCTTCCTTATCTCTCTTGGGTATATTTTGAAAATTTGGACTATCGCTAGAAGAGCGAAAAGTCTTAGTTAAATGTAAATTAAAAAATGGGTGAATATAGCCATTTACCTGCTCTCTCATAAACGCATCCAAATAAGTATCTCTAATCTTACGAAACTTTCTCATCTCCAATAACATATCCAATTCTGGTATATCTAACTCTGATAAAGCTTCTTCATCTGTAGCCGGTTGCCCTGATTCTGTAAATCTTACAGGTTTTAATTTTAGTATTGAATATAAAAATCTGCTCAACTGAGGATTTGAATTAAGGTTAGGTCTTTTCCCACCAATTGACCTGCTCCATTTTTTCCCAAAATTACTTTCATAAATTTTCTGTTCTAATTCTGCTATTCTAATTGTCAACTCTTCTTTTTTTCTCTTACAATATTCCATATCCACTCTCATTCCTGTATATTCTGCTCTTTGTAAGGCTAAAGCTCCTTTATGAAAAAGTTCATAGGCTTCCTTTGTACTAGGTACACTTTTAACCATTAGCAAAACCTCATTTTAATTTTCTTCATCATATTCTATCTCCTTCATTTGTTTAATAGCCAGCCTATACGTAAATATTGTATCTAATCCATTATAAAGCAATAATTGTCTTTTACCTTCGCTACTTTCTAACAACCTATCAATCCTATTAAGTGAATTTCCATTTTTACTATCCACTGGTTGAAGATAAGAAGATATTTCACTATCATAATCCACTATCCCAAAGGTCACATACGTTAAAAATTTTAATCCAGTTATACCTTGTCTATTGTCTAAAATATGGGAGGCTAGCATAGTATCCCATTTCCAATTTCTTACTTCATAGCCTAACTTGTTTTGTATCCAAGTATGTTCAAATTTCATATTATGTGCTATTTTAGGTATATTGGGATTTCTTAAAACTCTTTTAATCTCATACAATACCTTCTCATCCTCTGGTAATAAAAATGAAAAGGCAGATTTTTCCGAATTACAAAAAGCAAATGAAATTATTTTACTCTCCTTACTATACCCTTTTAAACTATTTGTCTCTATATCTACCGCTATCAATCCTTTTATCTCTCTCAACAATTCAATTAATCTATCAGATGAACTCACTATTTCCACCTGAGATTTTTCATCTTCATATTTCGGAAAAGGTTTATTATGCGTTGATAAGGCTCTTTCTAAATCCTGTTTCCAAATGATTTGAACTTCTCTTTCATCTCTCTCAACTACAAAGGAAGGATGCCAAACAGGACACAGCCACGCATTAAAATCTCTATCAGGTATTACCCAACCTCTCCATTTTGTAATACCTCCCAAATCTTTTTTCCATCTATGTCCTAAAAGACAATTTATAGCAGTATTACCAAAAGCCATAATCACTTTGGGTTTTCTTTCCATTATAACTTTTATGATACTTGCTCTACAACTATTTATTTCCTCTGAGGTAGGTTCCCTATCATTTCCTTCTTTATCTACTACTCTACAACGTACTGCATTAACATTCAAACAATCCTCGAAAAGGTCAATTCCTAACCTTTCATATTCTCTTTCTAATCTTCGTCCAACAACACCTTGCCAAGGTTTCCCCTTTCTATCCTCTTCTTGCGTGGGACTCATACCTATATTTAAAATCCCCTTTTTAAAATTACCAAAAGGCGGCATTTTAGGATTAATTGAATAACGATACAATCCACAAGAAACACAAGAATAAAATTTCCCATCAGGCCGCGAAACACTTTGTG